TTTATTTGAGTAAGCAATAATGCAATATCAACCAACATATCTTGATAGACAAAAAGAAGCACTGTTATATTTAGCAATTGATTCACCAGTTGAGCAAGTATTGTATGGTGGTGGTGCAGGTGGTGGGAAAACAAAATTTGGTTGTATGTGGCAGATTCAACGCAGATTGAAGTATGCAGGCACACGTTCTTTGATTGGTAGAAGCAAGTTAGATACATTGAAAAAAACAACGTTAAACACATTCTTCGAAACTGCGCACGAATTTGGATTGATTGCAGATAAGCATTACAATTACAATGGACAATCAAATACAATTACATTCTTCAATGGTTCTGAAATAATCTTAAAAGATTTATTTGCATATCCATCGAATCCAAATTTCGATTCACTTGGTTCGTTGGAAATCACAGATTATTTTATTGATGAAGTCGCTGAAGTAACTGAAAAAGCAGTTAACATTGTTCACTCACGTTGTAGATACAAGTTAAATGAATTCAATTTAATTCCTAAAGGTTTTTTGTCTTGCAATCCATCGAAAGGTTGGTTGTACAATGAATTTTATTTGAAAAACAAACAACAAGAATTACCAGTTCATCGTGCATTCGTTCGTGCATTACCAACTGACAATCCATTCTTACCACAAGCATACATTGAATCGTTGCGCAGGTTGCCTGATTATGATAGAAAAAGATTGTTAGAAGGCAATTGGGAATTCGATGATGATTCAGATAAGTTATTTGCAACTGATAATTTGTTGCGAATGTTCCGCAATGAATTGTTAGAAGGAAACAAGTACATAACGTCAGACATTGCTCGATTCGGAAAAGATAGAACAATCATTTGTTTGTGGAATGGATTGACGTTAATTGAAATCAAAGTAATGCATCGTGCATCTGTTGATGAAGTTGTTAATGAAATACGCACCATTGCGAAGAACAACAATGTGTTATTGCAAAATATTGTATGTGATGAAGATGGGGTTGGTGGTGGTGTTGTGGATTTTCTGAAATGTCGCGGATTCGTGAATGGAAGTAAAGCAAAGCAACCACAATATCAAAATCTGAAATCTGAATGCTACTATTTGTTAGCGCAATTCATTGAGCAAAATTACTTAACGTGTTTAGTAAATTCACACAAAGAACAAATTGTAAAAGAACTGGAAATGATTAAGCGACATCGTGCAGATGTAGATGGAAAGTTACAAGTAACACCAAAAGAACAAATCAAATTGCGTGAAGGAATTTCACCCGATTTCGCTGATGCGATTATGATGCGAATGTTCTTTGAACTCAATCCATCGTATGGACAATATGTTGTAGGTTAAAAAAAAATAAACTAAATTCACACAATGAAATACATCTACGAAACAATGGGAATAACGCAAGACCGTGAACGTTTCCTAATTACAATGCTATCAACATTAGTGCAACAACAAAAACAGATTGGTGATATTCTTACTGAATTTCACAAGTCAAAAAATCTAACGTCAAAAGAAAAAATGTACTTGTCATTTTGCGCAGGTGCTATTCTTGAAAAGAAACATAACGAAGAAAACTAAATGAAAACTTACGATTTTATTCATCCAGTTACTGGTGATGTATTTAGTGTTGAAGGTAAATTGTGTTTTGAAGATAATGGTTTTTGGATTGTAAAAATCAATTCAAAAGTTATTGCAATTTTCAAAACTGATTATTCATTTATAGTACATTATAAATTAAAAAAACAATGCAAACAGACGAAGAAAAATTAAGAGTAATTAACTTACTAATGTGGTTGCAGGTTGCAATCTACGCGTGTGATGAAGTTGAAAACATCAGATGGTTCAACAAACACAGAACTAAACAATCATTACAAGCATTAGTGCGCACGATTCTAACTGAACACAACGTTGTAATAAAAGCGTTTTGGGACACGAAAGGTGTGCAGATGGAAGAAATCACATTGATACTTGATGAACTCACTAAACAACTTGCGCATTGTCAGTATCACAAATTACCAGAAGTAACTGAATGGATTGTAAATAATGATTACTTGCGTGAGATATGAAAAAGATTTGGAAACAATTAGTACAATTAATGCAGGAAGTAATTGACATTCAAGAAAAACAAATGTTTGGTAAATTCTAAAAACAAAATAATTATTAAACATTTTTAAGTACGAATAAATGTACACATCAACATATATCTTGACGTATAGTTTTAAAAGTAAAATAATACATTGACATTGCACCCTATAAGGTACATTATACCATATATTATTATATTAAACACCCGAATGGGTATATATGAATTAGATGTTAAAAACCACATCTGTCACAAATTTAGCAAACTTTTGTGACGAGCTTGGTGGGTACTGGAGGGGTACTTGGGGAAAGTATAGTAAACTTTTGCGACAAGGATTGTATAAAAAAAACAACAAAAGAAATGAAAAAAATTACTACGTTATCTTATTGACAGAAAGTAATGAAAGTTGTGTTTTTTGTCAATAAGAAAAAAGATTAAAAAAATGAATACAAGTAAATTATTACAATTAGTAATTGATGATTTAAAACTGCGTGAGCAGAAGGGAATCGAAACGTACAACACCACGATGGATCGCAAAGATTTGTCGCATCACGAATGGCTACAACATTTGTATGAAGAACTTTTAGATGCTTCGCTTTATACTAAAAAATTAATTCAAGAATTTGATAAATTGAAATTTACTTTGATATCAGAAGAATCAAAAGACCTTCAATAATTGCAATACCAGTTGCAAATAAAAAAGCATTAGTACGATTCTTTTTTTGTTCTGTTAATTTATCATTCTTCTTCTGCAAATCTTGTTTATCTTTTTCTAATAACTCGATTTTGTTTCTGAATTCTTTTTCATTGACATTGTACTTGTCAATTGATTTTGCGTACAATTGAATATCTTTTTCAAGCAATCGAATTTTTTGTTCGTGAATATCTGATAAATCACGAAAATACTTTTCACTCAAGATTAATTTATTAATCAACTGGAATTGTTGGGGGGTTAAAGTATCGTTGCTTGTCAAGTTGTTCAAGGTAGTACCACAAGCTATCAATCGCGTGTTGCTCAACATTAGTAATACGATTAATGCGATTGAAGTCAATGTAATATTTATTGATGCGTTCTGCTTTCTTATTTTCGATTTCATATAACTGGTTAACGATTTCTAATTGTTGTTCTTTGTATTGTTTTAATTCACCTGCGTTCGCATTTAATGTGCTATCAATGCGCTGAATTTCTTTTGACTTATCAATCACAACTGGTGATTGTTGTCTATTCCAAAAATACCAACACAACATCAACCACAATGCACTTGTTAAAATATAAATTGTCATTGTCATATAAATCTGCTTCATAAAATTCTTCCGTTATGTATGCGATAATTTTTAACGTGAAAATCTTTACCAACTCCACGTGTGATAATTGCAAATCCGTGATTGTATTTTGAATAAGGGTTATAGTCAGGTGATAATTCGGATAAGCAACCAACACCCCAACACGTAACAATCTTACCATTAATATCTCTTTCAGAATGTTCAGCAGTTTGGTGATGATGTCCACACATCGCAGTTGCTTTTGCCTTCATATAAAGACCACGTGCTACATTTACAGATGGTATGAATTGCTTACCAAATTCGTGTCCGTGAAAAATGCTTAATGCACCAACATTCAATTTACTTTTTCCATCAATCCAAATAACTCTATTCTTATCACAATGCGTTAATGTCGGAAAATCAAATGCATCAATGTCAAATAACTCTGGTGCTTTAACTCGCATATATCTCCAGTAACGTTCTTCGTGATTACCTTCTTTGTAATAAATTGTTGCATTTGGAAATGCTTGACGTAACTCAAATAAAAACGTGCGCATCGCGTAAAGTTCTTCGCTGAATTTTCTTTTCTTTGGGTCTTTCACAAAATCAGAAATCATATGACAATCAAGAGCATCACCGTTCAAAATAATTGTATCACACTTTTCTTGAATACCAAAATCAATTGCAAGTGTTAATGCTTCGACATCGTGATAAGGTATATGAACATCAGATAACACAAGTATTTTAGAACCTTTTACGTCAATGTGTTGACGTTTCTTTGCGTATGATTTTGGAAGTTTGAATGGATTATACTCGCGTGGTTTGGTTTCCATCAATGATTTATCTGCTAAAGTTTTTCTATTGTTATTACCAGTTTTACCACGAATGTAACGAATAGCAGAACGTGCGTGTTCAATATTCAAATAAACTTCACTATGTTCTGCAAAAAGTTTTTTAGCAAGTGTAAGTGTTGGTGTGTTTGGATATTGCTCACACACTTTCTTCGCTATCAGATGCGTCTGTTTTTTTGACATTGTTTTTATTTGTAAATGCTTCAACAACGGTTGAACCTAACACCCCACCTGCAACAATTGACAAAGCATCAAACATAAATTGTGGTGCGATAAAACTTGTAAATGTACCAACGTATGTTAATGCAATTAAATTAATCACAATAAAAATAGCAGTAACTCTTTTACTGCTAACTTTTTGTGAATAACTAATTAAATTGTTAAACCATTCTTTCATAGATACTTCATAACTAATTGAACGATGAACCCACCTAACGTTCCCATTCCAATTGCAATACCAGTAAACTTTGCTAATTGTAATTTTTGTTTTTGAATGTAACGTTCGTGACGTTCAACTTTTTTAACAAGACCTTCTTGCATCATTTCATCGTCACCAATTAACGTGAGTAACACTCTATCAATTTTGCGATTAAGTAATTGAATTTCTTGATGGATTAAATGTGTTTCGTTTTCTTCTGTCATAACCATTCATTCAATAATGTGTAAGTGAAATATGTAACACCACTTTCTTCACACATAGAAATCAATTGTGCAAATTCTTTTGGATTGTTCAACACTTGACAACCTGCTGACCATTTTTCAACGAATGTACTAATTGCACTTGCATTTGCACGATGTATATTAATTCCAAAATTACCACGTTGAATAACTTGTGATTCTTCTGCGATTTCATTTCTATTTGCATCACGATACACTTCAACTGGTGCATACTGAACTAATGCTTTGTATTGACCTTTGTGCATTCCCAAAACGTAAGTGTTTTTATATTGTTTCGCAACTAACAACGCAGTACCTTTTGGATTCATCATATTCACTAACCAATGCCGACCTGCATTTGTTGTTGCGCTAAACCAGTACACTTCATTGTCTTTTACAACACCAACTAAATCATCAAATTTATTTGGAACATTAGCGCGTGAACGCACACCAACCAAATGAAATTTCATTGTGAAATCATATTGATATTTTGCAAATTCTTCTTTTAATTGATTAATTGTTGGTTTGACCATCGTGCAATTTTTTTATTTGTTTTTCTTTTTTAGCAATGTATTTTTTTAATTTAACTAAATACATTTGTTGCTTTTCAATATCTTTTTTTCTTCCCCTCGCCATATTGAATTATTGAAAGTAAGAATCTAACCAACCACGTTTGTATTGACCTTTGATGTATCTATCACTACCCATTGAAATTTCAAAATTGTTCGATGGGTAAACATCAGTATCTGAATACAATTGATTCTGCGTGTTCGTTGAATACTCTGGAAATAATGAAGTGTTGTTACACAAATAGTCAACCATTCTCGCAGTATAAAACATTGCTTTTTGTCTTGACTGGTCACGATAGTTTTGCAAATCGTCTTGCGTAATTGGTTGTGAATCTTCACTTGTGCGAACCACTAAACTACCGTTATCTGTTTTCATATACAAGTGTGGAAGCATCTCATACATAGCCCACCAACAAACGCATCTGCGAATCCAACTATCAAGTAAAATCAAATAGTTACCAGTTATTGTATTATTTGCAACATCTGTTTTTATCTTGTTGTATAAATCTGTTCCAAGATATTGTTGCAAGTGTTCGTCTTGCGCTATGTAGATAGCAGGATACATAAGTAAAGGGTCAACTGAACCATTT